CCGCCTGCGTTCAGGATAGCCGTGAGGGGAATGTTCGAGAGGGTATTCGTGGCGCCCGAGATCGTTTTGTTTGTGAACGCTTGAGCAGCAGCGAGGAACGCAAAGATGTCGGTCCCGAGCGGATCCGGAATGCTAATAGCACGAGCGGCTGCTGGGTTGTCCCAAGTAAGGGTGTAGTTGGCAGTTGTTTGCTTCAGGACGAGGGACGTCTGGAAGTACCCGGTGCGCCATGCTTTTGCTGCGGAGCCGAGGTCGTCGGTGTTGGTGGTGTCGGAGATGAGAGACGTGTTGATTGCGACTGCGGCCAGGTTGCTCAGCGCTGTGGTGGCACCGGATGCGGCGCCGATTACTGTACCGTCGACGTCGTAGTTTGTGGGTCTGGATCCGATCAGGATGCGGAAGTCCCCAACATGGTCCGGCCAGATACAGGCCTCGGCCAGGGCCGTTCCGCTCACGCAGTAGTCGAAAACTTGCATACCAGGATTTGCGCCCGGTTTGCCGCGGATGTGGTGAATGCCGGAGTAGGTACGGCCGTCACCGCAATGGCTTTCGCCGTAGTGAGTTGACATGTGTTTCTCCTAATAGTTCGGGGTCAGCTCCGAGGCGGAAAAGAAACACGTTCGTCTCTTCTCCGCCTCGGAGTCGTTCCCCGTTGGGCTTAGATTCCGGGAGATCCGTACGTTCCCCACCAGTGAGTGACACCGGTAGAGAGACGGAACCGGGTTAGGTAACGGGCGTTACCCGTGGCTTGATCGTCGAAGCCACGGAACGACGGTTTGATGCGCCAGAACAGCTTCATGTAGTGTTCGGCTGTGGTGGAGAGAAGACCCCACGCGTCCGGGTCGGTGGTGTAATGGAGGATCATCTTCTGGAGTTCCCACTCGCGGATCGCGTTGATGTCGTTGTCCGAGGTGCCAGGCATCTTCTCGGTACCGAGGGTCTTGACCATGATTTCACGGTTGAGCGGGCTACCGAAGATCCACTTCGGCTTGAGGAGGAGCGGGAAGCCGTTGTCATCGGTCCACTGCTCCCACGTGAGTAAAGCGTCCGACAGAGAGGTGATGTCGAAGTCCACATCGATAGCCGCCCTGTTCGAAACGGTCCCGCCGGCCTTAAGCTGGGGATGGTCGGTCGCAAAGAGAGCTTTGCCGTCGATGCCTGGGAAGGAGGCGCTGAACCCGTTGTTTAGGACAGATGCGGCGAGCGTGTCGATGGTCTGCTTGACTGCGATGGCTAGGGCCCGAGGAGCTTTCTTCAGGATGCCGTAGAGCTCGTCCTCGTTTGCTTCCTCGGTGACTTCGAATCCCAGGACGTATGTTTTGTGAATGTACGCCTTTTTCTCTGACATCTTCATGACGTCATAGACCGGCGTAGCACCTTCTGCTTTCTCCGGAACGAGGCCGAAGCCTGCGACAACGAGGTCCTCTTCCTTGTAACGGTCGGAGGTTTCGATGTTGAGGTACTTGGTGTACTCTTCCGGATAGGCTCCGTACGTAAGAAGGTATTCCTTGTTTAGGCCCGGGTACAGGAGGTGTGAGAAGCCTGCGCGTTGCATTGGAGTAGGCATTATGCGATCTCCCTATAGGCGGGGATCATAGACACGAGCACACGCCCGTGTTGCGTCCCTACCGGGTCCAGGAACTTGTGAATCCGAACACGGGTGGCGGTGACGTCGGACTTGTCTACGAACCAGATGTGGCTCGCGACGTCGACGCCGTAGAGCTTACCGTGGTCGGCAGCTTCGATTGAGTCCGTTCCCGCATCGACGCACATCTCGATGAGTACGTCTTCGGTGAACGGGGTAACGGACACGTTGTAGAGACCGGCGGTCGTATTGTGCCCTGCTTCTCGGACCATTCCAAGAACTTGGGCCGGATCGGTCGAGCAGACGGTAATGTACCCGGCCACTCGATATACGAACTCACCGGCGATGAATGATTGGGATGCCGCTTCTGGGAAGTCGTCCAAGGGACACACGCCCCCTGATAACGTCCTCGCGATACTTGCGGCTCGTAAGGCGCTCATTGGTTACTCCTCTTTTTCTTCTCCTACGATGGGCTTAATCAGTTTGAAGTTGGGGCCCAGTTCGCGTTGGAGGTTTTCGATGTTTTGGAAGTGCGCCCGTTGTATTGACGCCACACGCCGTTCCCCCTTTTCATCGAGGGCCTTTTGCAGTCTGTCGGCGTTTTCTTGAGTCATCTGGGCAAGAGCCATACCACCACAACGGACCGTTCCGTCAGCAACATGTGCGTGCTTCTCGAGGGGTGTCCCTTTTATAGAGGGGTCCCCGGGGGTAACGAAGTCGTATCCGTCGAGTTTCTTTCTGTCGACATTGGTTGGGTCGAGTCGAACAAGCCGGTAGTGTTTACCGGTCTGGGGTTTCATGTGAGAGAGAAAAGCTTTGATGAAGCTCATGTGTTTACTCCCATTGTTGGGTCGCTCGGGTTCTCGTACTTTGTGTACTCGGCCTCGGACATCCCAAGGGCTTTCATAATCTTTTTCTGGTGTTCGTTGTACTCCGGAGCAGCTGGTACCGGAGCTGTAATACCCAGAGCTGGTTGTGCGGGCGTCCCTTTGGTTTTCGTTCTGGGTAAAGAGTCTGCTTTGGCAAGCCGGTACGCGAGGTCCCAACCAGTTGTGGGATCTGCTTGAACATGTGGAGGCATGTTCCTGAAGTAGACCGTGGCTTGCTCTTCAAGTTCGGGGAAGTCCTCGTACTGGTTCTTGACGAACTCCTTCATAATGGACGAGATACCGGCGTAGATAGGAGCCACGGTTGCAGCAACCATGTACTCTACTGCCCGGCGTTGTTCTGGTTCGAGGGCTTCCATGATTTCCTCAGGACTCCCAGCAAGGCCTCCTTGGATACCCGAGCGGGGTCCTGTAACTCCTTGCTGGGGTTGGGACGCAACTTGCCGAGCGGAAAACTGCTTCCACTGCTCCGTCTCCTGGAGGGCTTTGTTCAAACGTTTCTCGCCCTCGGAGACACTTGTTAAGATGTCCTTGACGTTCTTTCCTTTGAAGCGCTCAGGAAGACCTTCAAAGTCAAGGGCGGCCTCTTCTGCCCGAGGCGCTACTACACCGGGTTGTCCAGCTGGAGCCGGAGCCGGTGAAGCTCCTGGGACTACGATTGGATCAGGCATCAGATTCTCCTTCTACATTTATTTCGTGCTTGATTTCCTCAGGGAGGTCAAGCGCCGATTCCAGGATTTGGAGGGCCTTGCGGAGGCCCGGGATTTGATCCAGGGGGCATGAGTCCTTGCGCCATTCCAAGCATATTTGGTCCTTGCGCTCCAGGAGGTGCTCCTGGAGGCGGAGCCATACCGGGTTGCTGAGGAACGCTTGGAGGGCCTCCTTCGTTACCGATATTGTCTTCGCTGTCTTCGTCATCTGTTCCTCCAATCACGGGTGTGAAAGTGTCGGTATAAGCTTCAGGGGCGAGTTCACCGTGAGCCTCTAAGACCCGTTTCATTTTCTCAGCAGCCGCTCGGGCTACGTTTATAAGGGACTCACGAAGCGGTCCAGGTGTTTGTTCGTTGTTGATTAGGCCCATAACTTCAAACATTTGTTTGTAGTACTGGGCCAGGAGTTGCATGGACATAATAGCGTCTTGTTTCTCTACGTCCTTGTTCATTGCAACGTTCGAGAGGTTGCTTATGACGGACACGCAGTACTCAGGACTCGGCTCGGACGGAAGGTCCAGAAGTTTTTGGATGTACTTGCCTTTTTCGCCCATTACAACGTACGGGATTTTCCGGTCAAGGTTGTCGTGCATAGCGATGAGGTTGAAGAGCCCAAACGTGTCGAGTTCTTCCCGGATGTCCTTGATAGAGAGGTCGTTCCGGCGTTGTCCTTCTTGAATGAGGGCCATTGTCCCTGTGGCGGTTGCGCGGTTTCCAACGATCGGCGATTCACGTCCAAGAGAATAGTCACTGATACCGGAGCGCCGTTCCCCGAGCTCCCAGACCATTCGCGCGAAGGTGGGATTGAGGTTATACGATGTACCAAGAGGCTTCGGGATAAGGTCGGTCATAGGGTCATTCATGAGAAGAAGTTTGCCAGGGTAAACGTCGGTATCGGCGCGTAGGCCAACACCTTTCTTTCCTGCTAGGACTTGAAGCGTTGACAACTTAAAGTTGTCAACAAGGGTGTTGTAAAGACCCCATAAACCGTCGTCGTACGGTTTAACCATGTCGATGATACCGAGACCTGTTAAGGAGAAGTCTCGGGGACCGTACCGGAAGAGAAGGAGAGGCCACCACGGGTACGTGTCTTCCTCAATACGCATGATCTCTCGGGTTTCGGGGTGCCATGAAACGATGTAGCGACGGAAGTCCCCTTCCTTCTCGAGGTCGTATTTGATCCAAGATTCGTGCCAAGTGATACGGTTGTTGAGATTAGGAGTTTCACCCGCACGTGCTTGGTCAGTAGCTTCTTCTTCGGGTTGCAAGGTTTCGGACCGAAGTACTTTGTCGGAGACGTCGTAGTACTTCTTATATTTTTCTTGGCGGGCCATCTCGGGGGTCCACACAATGCGACGTGACCACCAAGGCATGTCTTCGAGTTCATCGAAACCGCCCGGCCAGTACAACGTCTTGACCGAGACGGCCCGCATCTTAATGCCTTCCATACGTTCTGTGACCTTCCGTTTGAAGAGGATCCCTTTAACTGTCCGTTCTCGGGACTGGGTGGTCCACGGAGTTATTACGGCACCAAGACCCAGGCGAATACTTTCAAAGAGACCTTTGCGGAGGGCCTTGAAATAGTTCATGAATGTTTCGGCTTGGAAGTCGCAGTACTCAGAGAGGGCCTTGGCACAACGGTCCCATCCGAGATTACGCATAGGCTTGAATGTCCAGGTAGGTTTAAAGGCCATAATTGTGTTAAGGAAGCGGGCGTGCACACAGTCCGTGAATGTCGCTCCCATTAGAATGGGAAAGTTGGACATCCATGACTTAAGGCGGGGTTTTGTGACACCATAGTAACAGTCGTCGGACACTTTCCATTTTTTGGAGAGAGGGTCATGAACGTCACGTGTAGCTTCCTTGAGTTCGTTTTCAAGGTAGTCCAGGAGCTTCTTTTTCTGGGTGTCTGTGATCTTGATTGTGTCAGCCATTTACATCCCCACTAAGCTCTGTAAAGAATTGTAATAACGTTCGTCCTGGGCTTGTTCCTCAGCACTCATAACATCGTCTTCCGGAGGAGCCATGAGTGTACAGGCCCATGTCCAAGCGTCTAAGAGGTCAGAGGTAAGACCGTTGGGGAAAGCGTCGAACTCCTCTTTGAACTCGACGTGGGACCGATGGATAAAGGCGTTACCGTCCCGGAAGAACTGTAAGCCGCTCCGGATCCGAGCGGGTTTAGACTTCTTGGAGTCTTTCTCACAAAGGACAATGTTTGGTCTGTCAGACAAGTCTTTCCAAATAACGGGAGCTAGGATGGCCAGGGATTTTTGGTATCCGTACCCCTCGACACCCATCTGTAGGGGATGCCATTGTTGGTGGAGACGGAGCATCTCTGCAACAAGCTCGCCCGGGTCAGAACGCTTGGCGTAGTAGTCAAGAAGAACCCGGTGACCATAAGAATCTACACCCGCAATGACGATGGCGTTCTTGGATGTCATTTTCTCAGCCGGAGTAGTGGCGATCGAGTGTCGAGGATCGACTCCCGCGTAAATGTTTAGTTTACCGAACGGAATGATTGTACCGTCAGGAAGTTTAAGTCCGTCCGTAACTTTTGTGTACTCTTGCCGGTGCTCCGGTTTGAACTCGGTAGTTTGAGGGTCGGTCGGGTTGTTCATAAATTGGGTAGCGAACGTATACGGGTCAGACGCTTGCTTCCGTAACAACCACTCAAGGGAGTAACACTCAGGAAATATAGGGACCCCGTTCTCGATGGCTTGTCGGTAGTAGATCCGGTACTCGGGATGTTTATTCCGGATGTAGTGGAACATGTCGATAACGGACCAACAGTTCATGACGAGAATGATTGTTCGTTCGTGAATGGGTGGTCGTAGGAGACCTTCGCGTTGTTCAAAGCGCTTACACACTTCCATCATAAGTTCGGGGTTGAAAGCTGTGTTCTCATCGTTAATGTCGTCCATGACCATGTAGTCGAAGTGTCGCATGGTCACAGCGGTATCCCAACCAGCAGGTTCCCACGTAGCCTCGGGCCAATCGATAGTGCGGGGAAGACACACTTCGTTCTTGTTCCATCGGGTAGAGTGTTCAGGACAGAGTTCTGGAAAGAGTTGGCGGAGGAACGTTGTTTGTTCCCAATGTGTCTTGATACGCCCTACAATTTTCTGGGCGTTTGTGGCGGTGTTCGAAACGATAAGCCCAGTTTCGTTTGGATCACGGATGCCTCGCCAGATTGGGTAGCTAATAGAGGCGATAGTGGTTTTGTAGTGATCACGTGGGACGATCATGGCAAAGCGTTTGTACTGCCCAGCCTGTTCCATGGCGAGACACATTTCGTAGTGAAGGTGCGGAGTTAAACGGTTGTAACCGAGGAGACCGTTAGCCAGGAAGAACAAGGAGTCTTTAGCCCTATTTCGCAGGGCTGCTGATAGACCCTTGATTGGTGTTGGTTGGAGAAGCGTGCTTTCCAATTTCTACCTTTTGAGCTTCCATGGCTAGCCCTTCAGGAGTACGAGAGCCTAGGGCCAGGCGCCCTTGTTCCTCGCGCTTGAGGGCAGAGGTAAGAACTTCAGCGGTAATGGGGTCGATGTGGATCTCGGTAGTGGCTTCGACTTTCTGGACCTTAGAGTAACCGGCACGGTCTAGAAAGTCCATTGATATGTGGGCGACAAGGGTTTCGGACGCGGCAGTCTGTTGCAGTTGGAGAAGGCGGTCGAAGGAGCCAACGGCCGCCTTCTCCATTTCTGCTCGGAGGTTTCGTCCTTCACCCTCTATAAGGCGATCGGCTTCGGCGAACTTCTGGGTTGAGAGGTTGTTGAGAAGGTTTTTGAAGTCGTCCCGTCGGAGTGTACGTTCGATGAGCGGAATGGGTAAGGCCATTGCTTGGGAGATCTCAGCTACGTCTTGGTGTAGCAGTAGACGGCGAGCTATCTCTTGGTATAAGAGGTTGTATTCGGCTCGGTGTAGACGCATGTAGATCTTGTCTTGGTGCTTCTTAGCACTGTGGCTTCTATTTACAATATACGGATTTTAGAGGGGGAAAGCACGGATGCATCATACAAAAGGACTTTGCTAGGCGGATGTGGATTTTTGGGTAATTTGGTGAGGGTCGTATGGAGAGGTCTGCGCGTAAACTGACATGGGGGTAGGGGGTATATCCTATTATTCGTATCAACTTGATACAATTACGTCATTTGCGAAGTAATGGAGGTTCAAATCTAAACCAACCAATCCACTAAGTAAGGTAAAGAGTGGATACCTTAGAACTCCACTCAAATCTCTAAGACATGGAGGAAATGTGTCTAACCAAATCTCTCAAATTGGTACGTGGGATGAGTTGAAGAAGGTGGCTTCGCTTGAGGAAGTGAAGAAGGCTTTGTATTGGATGGAGAAGAATCGTGAGTACCACAAAACAGCTTACCTCAAACGTCAAGAGCGTAATGTGAAGATTGAAGCGTACTTAAAGGAAAAGGGTATTTCGCTCTAACCTCTAACTTCTAACTCACGTCTTTACAAGGGAGAGGACTCTCTCTGGAGTCCTCTCCTATCTCATCACAGGAGGCGCATCATGCGCAAGTACTGGCCTACCGTCGTTTTCACTCTCATCGTCATGGGCTATCTGCTCTGGGTAGCCTACACTACCGGCAAGAACGAAATGCGTGACCGAATCTACACAAGACTCGGCTACGGCTTCGTCGACATCTATTAACGAAGGAGGTCCTGTGTCGTACTCACCACTCGAGGGTTACTAGAAACAACCCGAGAGGGACGCCCGGAACCTGGGGGACAGGTCTGCTTCTTCAAGTTCGCGCGTCATCGCGCACCTACTTCGTTCACTATCCGGTCAGTAAAAGTTGATTTTTGATTCAAAAATCCGTATATTGAATATAGAATGAATATCAAGATACGTTCCAAAGTAACTAACGTTCATTGTGAACGTCCGGTTACCGCAGCGGAGAAGACGTCCGAACGTTTTCAATCCGTTCCGGAATCCACCAAAGGAGGTTAGCAATGTCTAACCAGAAGAACGCGTGGGAAGCGAAGTCTTGGAGCGAGCTCGAAGGCATGGTCGAGCTGGACGAGGTGCTGAAGGCCTTGAAGAACCGCGAAGACCAGCGCCTGTACCACAAGAGCGCGTACTTGAAGCGGTCCGCGAAGATGAGCGCCATCAGGCAACTCGCCGCGTCGGACCCCGAACTCAAGGCGCGCCTGGAAGAGCTCGGGTTCTGAGGCGTAACGCCGGGGAGGTTACTAACCCGGCAATGCCTCCGTTCGCCTTCAATGATGATGATGATTCTATATATATAAAAAAAATATATGGGATTGACATGTATAGTCTTTTGGACCTCACACGGCGGATTGATATTTCAAATAGCATAATCATCATCCAAATGGACTTTGCTGGGCGGATTATGAAGCAACAAACATACCGTTAAGAAGCGGTGAAAGGAGCTAACCAATGTCAACT